ATTTGACGTATTATCAAATGGTGTCAGCAAAGGGTCAACTAATGGAATCTGTCTGTCTTCAAAACAAATCTGAAAAATTTTGTAGTTCAATCTGCTACCCTCGCTCCGTTCGGTGCAATGTTTCCTTCTACACCAAGTTTACCAATATTCTCAATCAGCACAGGGTCGATGTGATGGAACAATAAATGTTCAATGTCAATGTAGCCCTTTGCGTTCAATCTATCTGTCATGTGATTAAACATGTCAGTATAAAGGTCTCGAATGTATGGGAGTAAGAATGCATCAAAACTCCACAAGCGACTCATATATTGCAATGAGACACCGCCTGTGATTTCTGATTTGAATTGACTTGTGAATGGGCCACGAATGACAACTTTGTCTTTAGCTTCCATGTGTTTGTCATAGTTGAAATCATCATTCAACGTATAACGACCACTCATCTTGAAGACACGTTTGTATTTCTCACGCCAACCATCTTCAACTGCTTTATCAAAGAACGAACCGAATATGATGATCTCAATCATATTCTTTACAATATCGTGATTTGGCACTTGTTGAATTTGTTTAACATTATCTGCGTCAGCAAAACTATAAAATCTTTTAATGTGTGGTGATAATATATCACGTTCTTTTTCTGTGATATCTTCATAGCCACCATCTAGTACAATGATATCTGCATCGCACTTGTTTCTAATAGACTTGCAGGTTTCAATAGTTTGTTCAAGTCTCGTTTGAGTGTCATACACGCCATGCTTTGCATGAATCGCTGACGATACTAAGAATACACTTTCACTCATTTGTCTTCCTCACTTTTTTAGCAGGTGCTTTCTTTGGCACAGGTTTTGCTCTAGGTTTTTTAGGCTTAGGCGCAGATGCTTTCATAATTTCTTCACCGCGTTTGTTTAGACGTTTGAATACTTCATCTGGATCCATCCAGATATCTTTATTCTCTAACATGGATTTGATTTCATCGTCTGTTAAGAATCCTGAATAGACACTTCGCATGAATTTATCTGACCACTTGCGTTCATACATGATGTTGTCATACATTTCACCACCCTTGCCAATAGTGCCGCCAGAGTAATTGTGAAACATGAACATGGAGTTTTCTGATATCTCAAAGCCATCTGCGGCTAAGAATATCATTGTTGCGGCTGACATACATGCACCTTCTACGGATGCAATAATGTTTGCTTGGGACTCTGCCATAACACGCATCAACTGCACGGCAGTAAATAAATTACCACCATGAGAATTAATGTGAATTTTAATCACATCATTTTCGTTTGCGTTTCTGATGAGTTCAAACCAATCTATGTATTCGTTAGGCGCAGTTAATTCGCCACACAAATATAGAGTGTGTAATTGTCCAAGTATTTTTGGTTGTCTAGGCTTTTTGTCTTCATCTATGCCAAACAACGAACTGATTTTTTCTTCTTCCATAATTATCACTTTCTATTATAATATAGAGTATACTCTACTTTGCTTCGGATGTCAACTTGTCAAATCCATATTTGCATAGCCAATACGCATCAATCAAGTCGGAAGAAGGATTCCATTGCTTCTCTGTCATATGTAGTTCTTCTTTTAAACGAATGTCATTGAATTCTTCAAAGACTTCCTGCATTCGTTCTTTGTTTGCATTACCTTTACCAGTAGCATATTTCTTAAGTACTGTTGGTGGTATCTCTGTACACTCTACGGCAAACAACCATAGTCTGTATTTTAGAATGCCAGCGTTCTCTGCAATGTTAAACACTCTGCCTTTTGATCCCATAGAATATCCTTCTAGGAATACATGGCAGTCTTTGTCTGTCTCTAACAGTCTGTCAATGAAGAAATTTGAAATACCATCATATCGCAATACGTCAGTCATTCCTTCGTGGTCGAAAAACTTACCTCTTATGTTTTTAAATTGTACATCATATTTTCTAGATTGTGTCAGATAATAGAACTGACACTTTTCAAAATTAAATTCACCATCTTCAGTATCAAACACACACATTGCAGGACAGGTTAGAGAATAATCTACTCCTGCTACAATCATTTATCTTTCTCTGAAGACCATTCATCGTCTTCCACTAAACTATCCCAATCTTCATCTGTCCATTCTTCATCTTTTTCTGAAATTGCTTCTTCAGTTATTGATGAACCGCAATAAGAACAATGTGTTGGTGTTGTGATTCCTGCGCCTGCTAATGGTGTAACAGTATACTCAGCTTCGCATGTATCGCAGAATACGTTGTATGTTGTCATGTAGTTTCTCCTTATTCGTACATTACTGTGTCTGTATCACCTAAAGCCCATTTCGGATTGTGTTCAACAACAAACTTTCTTGTTGCGACTTTAAAATCTGGAAACTTCATTTCTTTAGGATTACTTGCGGCATCGTAGAATATACATCGATTATTCGGTTGTGCCGCATACTGTCCATTATCTAGTTCAATGAAATTGTATGACTTGTGATCTTCTGGCCATTCAGAATATGTCAAGTCAATCATATTATGATCTGGTGCCGCATGGTCAACAGTGAACATGTAGTTGCCTTGGTACCAGCTTTTGTCTTTTGCGTAAAATTTTCCTGTTAGGTTTTTAAGAAAGACTTTTTGTATAACTGTCATGTCGTATCCAAGACAGTCCCAAATTTGTAGGTAATCTAGAGGAACAAATTTTTCTGGATCTAAATTGTGATCCCTACTTACGTATGCACTCAATGGTAATTTGTCATAGAGTGCGCCATACTCTGGAAGATATGATTCGATTCGAAATGCTTGACCACGAATCGATTTGATGCTTACCCAAATGCATGGTACATATTCACCATGGCCTTCTTTGAAGTCGTATAGAAATTCTTTTCTAACAAAGCAGTGAACAGGTGGTAAATTGGCTATTAAAAATGACATTCAATTACACCAAGATGTTTTAGCCTCGCCGTAGTACTCTCTAGCGTAACCTTTAGAGATTAGCATCATGCGTAAACTTTGTCCGTTGAGAATAACGTCACCAAGAACACGACCACCATACTTGTCCCAATCCATCAAAACAACTTGACGCTTTTGACTTGCGGCAATCATATCTTTCGTGAATTTACTTGCGGCTTGTCCTCTTGCATCTTCTTGTGGGCATTGCGCTCTGTGTCCTTTTTCTGGTGTGTCAACACCAAAGACACGAATGCTTAATTCTTTTTTGAGTGGGTCTGGTAACCAAGCCGCTTCAAACGCAACAGTATCCCCATCAATAACCCTAGTAATATTAGCGTCATATGTTACTCCAGCTTTTTGTTTTCCCTGTGCGAATACTGAATTATTCCATGCAGAAAATGCGAATCCTGCAATAATCAATGCGAGACAAAATATATATCTTAAATGTGTCATAAATGTTCCTTAAATTTCTTCTATAGTATGTTTTAGTGTTTCTTCACTAAACGGCTTAACAATGTATTTATGAACACTAGAATTGATAGTATTGAGTTTATGTTCGGAATATAAAACAACTATATTGCATTGTGTATCTGGTGTGTTTTTGAATAAGTCTGCATTGTCTGAAATAATCAAACCATACTTCTGATATCTCAATTTAGTTAACGCATCAATATTGCTTGATACAGTATCTACAGCTTTATAACCAATTCTTCTTGCAATGTTTGCAGTCTCTTGTAATTGTTTTGGTATATTGTCCACAACAAGAACTCTTGTATTTGGATCGATTATCATGCCGCTTTGCCCCACACATCTGCCCAATCGCCTTTGGTTGCACCCTTTGCATAATCTGTAGCACGGTTCTCAAAGAAGTTTGTATGTGTCGGTGCATTAATCATTTCTTCAACCCAAGGTAATGGATTCTTTTTGACTTTAAAAATACCTTTTAGTCCAAGACTGATAAGGCGTCTGTCTGCAATGTAACGAATGTACTTCTTAACTTCTTCTGAAGTAAGTCCTTCCATGTGACTGATACCAAAAGCTAAATCAATAAACTTGTCTTCTAACTCTACCATTCGTTCTGCAATAGTATATATCTTAGACTTCAAGTCATCATTCCAGATTTCATTATTTTCTTGAATGAATGTTCTGAATAGCTTAATCATAGATTCGCAATGTTGCGTTTCATCTACGATAGACCAAGTAACAATCTGTCCCATACCTTTCATCTTGCCAGTACGTGGGAAGTTCAACAACATAATGAATGAAGAGAACAACTGCATACCTTCTGTGAATGCTGAGAATACCGCAATGTGTGTAGCAGTAGATTGCAAGTCGCCATTTGCATTTGAAATGTCTAACACGTAATCGTGCTTGTCTTTCATTTCTTGATATGCTAAGAATTCGTTATATGTTGTATCTGGCAGACCCAACGTTTCAATCAAGTGTGAGTATGCGGCAACATGCAGTGCTTCTCTAGCGGCAAAGCCAAGCAACATCATACGTACTTCTGGTTGCTTGAAGTATGGCAAATAGTTTTTTACATAACCGCCAGCAACGTCAATGTCACCTTGAGTAAAGAAACGAAAAATGTTTGTGAGAAAATGTTTCTCGTCTGCTGTTAACTTTTTCTTCCAGTCTTTTACATCTTCAGCCATTGGAACTTCTGTATGTAACCAATGACTTTGTTCGTGCTTCAGCCACGCATCATACGCCCACGGATAATTAAATGGCTTGAATGCATCTCTGCCATCCATCAAATTACTTTTTACTTTTGTTGCACTCATTTTTTTCTTATTCTCCGAATTGTATTCTTCTGTTTGGGTAATTGTTTATAAAATATTTAAACATACTTTCAACGTTAGGCTGTTGTGTGATGAATGCATTCGTGTCTTTTTCGTAGACAAAAATTTGTCCTTCAATGATTTCACTCTTGCAAAACATAACTTCTCTTACCATATTTTTATATTTAACTTGTTCCGCTTCAGCAAGAACTTTATCAATTTCATTTTCTCTTACTTGAAATCGTTTTTTCAAATCTCTGAATAAGAAATAAATTGACAATACAACTAAAAATATTACGTCTGAGATTGAGAATTCCATTTAAGCTCCTAACCAAGTTTCTATTTCATTTTTCATTTTCATGCCAGAGAATCGTTTAACTTCAATGTCGCCATCTATCATCACTAAAGTTGGGACACCACGAATGCCATAGTCCATTGCGATTTGTTGATTCTCATCAATGTCAATAACTTCAATAGGAATTTGAGTTTCAACGTCTTCTAATGTTTTTGCTAACATCTTACATGGCTGACACCATGATGCTGTAAATCTAAGTACTTTCATTTTTATCCTTCACATGCGAGACATGCATCACCATCGATCAGTGCTTTCATGTCGAGTTCTTTAATTACTTCACGCTCAATGCGTTTTGATACCTTGTCTGCTTTACCAATCTTCTCTGAACGGCAGTAGTACAATGTTTTGAGTCCTTGCTTCCATGCTTGAAAGTGTACTGCATGTAGATACATGATGTTCACATCAGGTCGGAAGAATAGATTCAATGACTGCGCTTGATCGATATATTCTTGTCTATCTGCGGCATGATTAACTAACCAACGTTGGTCAATCTCCATAGAAGTCTTGAATACATCTTTCTGCCAATCATCCAGAATATCTAAGTGCTGTACACTACCATCATTTGCAATAATGCTAGACCAGACTGTTTGATATTCATCATCTGATTTTACTACACTTTTGATGATTCTGTCAAGCCACTTGTTTTTGGCTAATGATGAGCCCGATAAAGTGTCCTGACGATAAGCATTAGCACGATAAGGTTCGATACTAGGGCTAGTATTTCCCATGATGATAGACGAAGAAGCATTTGGAGCAACAGCCATAAGATGGCTAAAACGTTGACCAGTGCCAACAGCATCAAGAGCCTCACCTCGCTCTTTACCCAATTTAAGATTCGCAACATTTAATCCATCCCTGATGTGTTTAAAGATTTGTTTGTTTCTTCCGACTGCGAGTGCTGACTCGAACGGTACGTTATTTCGTTGTAGATAAGCGTGAAAGCCCAAAGCACCGACACCAATACTGCGCTCACGTATGGCAGAGAACCTTGCACGTTCAACGGCGGCAGGAGCATTATCAATAAAATACTGAAGAACATTGTCGAGCATTTCAGCAATATCAGCAAGGAATAAAGGATCATTCTTCCATTCATCAAAGTACTCCAAGTTAACTGAAGACAAACAACATACTGCTGTTCTATCTTTGTCTGTGGGTAAAATAATTTCAGAACACAAGTTTGATTGCTTAATGCTGAGTCCCAACTTCTTTTGAAATTCTGGCATAGCACGATTGCTTGCGTCAATGAAATGTAGATATGGTTCACCAGTCTGCATACGAATGTCAAGCACACGTTGCCACAAGTCTTTAGCAGAAACTACTTCACGCACTTCATTGTTGTGTGGGTCTCTTAATTCCCAAGAATCATCTGCATCTTTGTCTTGCATACATCGTTCAACGATTTGCATGAATGAATCTGGAATGTTGATGCCGTGATGCAAGTTCAATGTGCGTAGATTGGGATCGCCTGTCGGTTTTCTCATCTCAAGAAATAAGAGAATATCAGGATGAGAAATATCAAGATAAGTAGCGTAGGAACCACGGCGAGTCCTACCTTGTCTGTAAGCGAGAGATGATGCGTCATACGTGCGAAGGTGGGGCATGACTCCAACCGATTTATCATCCGAACTGCGAATGCCGACACCGATGCCGACACCACCACCCAACATCGAAAGCCAATTGACTTCAGCGAGACAGTCAACAAGACCTTCTGCACTATCGTGTAGATATGGAAGAAAACATGAAATAGGGAGCCCACGACTACTGCGACCAAAAGAAAGAATGGGAGTAGAATAAGACAACCAATGCCTACTGCTGTATTCATATAATCGCTGTGCATGTTCTGGATTGCTACCAAACGCTTCTGAAACATGAGCAAACCTTTCTTGTGGAGAATTTTCATCCTCCTTCATATAACTTTCTTTCAATCTTTTAATACCTAACTCATCGAATAGCGAATCTCTACTATAGTCGATTACAATATCAGTTGTCATTCAAGTTCCTTCTCGTATACTTTTAATTATTGGAAATACCTTTGCAATTACTTCAGCACACGCCTTTGCAATTTCTGCGTGTTCTTTTTGTGTTCCGTTACCATCTCTCAAATCGATGTAGTGGATCCATGATCTAAGTGTGCCATTAGCATAGAGCCTCGATACTGTAAGACCCTCTGGCAAAACTGCTCTCGCTTGCTCCTTTGCAATACCATTCTTAATAGCCCATTCATATTCTTTTTTAACTGCGTACAATACTCGTTTCTGGGCACGTTCCCATTCGTATGCTAATAGTTTTTGATTTTCATCAGACATATCAAGTTCTACAGAGTTTTGGCGATTCTTTGTGTCTTGCATTCTTGCTTCACGCAAAACAAAAGCATCATCTAACTCTGCTGTAGGATCAGCATATCTCTGACTAAATTCTTGAAACGAAAAACTTCTATGGCGTAATAACTGTCTTGCAATATCTCTTGTTGTTTCAATTTCCATACACGCTGACACCATTTCAAGTGGCGACCAATGCTTGTGCTTAATGAGATACTTAATTAGTTTCTCTGAAGTCTCGCTATTGGCTTGGTTTGATGGATTTGATACTCTTGCACAGTATGCTACAAGGTCTTGTAAGTTGGGTAGATCAAATTCAAATTCGTCTTGCTTGTCTGCATCAATTGCTTGTTGTGAATAGCTTATCAGTTTTACGTTCATCTTAACTTCCATATGTTATATTCAAGTAGTGCCTTAGGGCCGCGAAAGGTAAATTTATTTATCGTATCGAGGATTTCATTCCGCGTTCTTTTAGCTAGTATCATATCATTTATATCTTTTTCTTGATATGATTTGGGCCAGATCACCACATTTGCGTCTGCTAAAATTGCATCACCGATTTCTCTGACGATTTCTTTATTACGTGGTTCGTTGTCATAAATCAATACTAACTGATCTTTAGGTAAGTGATTGAGTACATACTTCAGATTTGAGTTGCCAACTGCGACTGCATTGGGTAAGAACAAACTATCTATGGGACCTTCAGTAACAAAAATAGTCTGTGTTATATCTATGTTGTTCATGTTGTAAATCATGGGCGAATCATCTTTTATTTTCATTACAAGATAACGCTGTTTCTCACCACGAATACCACGTGCGGTTAAACCAACTAACTCGCCATCTTTGTCATAGAATGGCAAAACAATTCTAGGCTCTTCAGTTACAATCTTCTCTTCATACTCTGGAGAAAAGACTTTCAACTTCTGAACATTGTCAACGTAATAGAGTGTTTTTAATTTATCTTCTGGAATCTTTCTAGAACGTGCGTATACGATAGCTTCATGCGTATCGCTGAGTTTAGAGAGTGAAGTCAAAACACCTTTTAGATTGTCTGTCTTGTTACTGCCGAATACGACAGGCTTAAAAACAAATCCGTGGTCTTTGTGTGCTTTGCGACCAGTCTCACCTTCTTTGTATCGCTCTAAGCAATACTCTTTGTAAAGGTTTGGATCAACTGCTTTGATTAGACTGCCCAGCGAAATGCT